GTGATTTCGCCCCTTATCCTGGCTACGAGTTCTTCTTCTGTAATTTTAGATGATGCCATAATTTCTATATTCTAAATCCTGTGTCCACTCTGGGTCTTTGCCTGAAACGGCAAACCGTTGTGATTGGAATGCGTACCTTGTTGCGCTCAATAAGTCATCTCTGAGAGGAACCACCTTCCCTTCCTTTCTATGATACATACGGTATTCTTCAAACCAATCGTTTAGGGTTCTGAATACCTTGAACTTGCCTTCTTCCATCTTCTGGACCATAGGCATAAGACCTTCCTCTATTGAGTTTGATCCTTTGTTAACTCCTAAAGCGGGAGGATTTGTAAAATGCTCCAATAGGAAGTTACAGCCTGCGTTCCTGTACTGATCGGCTAAACCCGGGTTTCCCATGCTATCCCTGCGATTGCCGTCATGCGGGTAGGCTATAGGAATAAAGTGCGGCCTCATTCTTATGTTTTGAGCGTGAACAGCCGGGGTCGCCTTGGAAGCTCTGTAGCAGTCGTAAACATAGAATGTCTCGGTTTCATTATCTACAGCGCACCAAACTAATGCGGTTGGGTGGTCCCAACCAAAATCAATGGCCGCTATACGGGGCCAGTGATCCTTAATAGAGATGGGGTCAATCATCAACTGGTCTTCGGGGATCGGGAAGACAAGACCAGACCCGATGGAAGGTCTACCGTATCGCCGCATTTCTCTTTCATGCGGAGAGTAGGCGGACAAAATTTGTTCCATCACGGTTTCTGACAAATGACCCCGTTGTCCTTTCATCGACATAATCCTTTCAGATGCGTCATCCCAAGTCGCATTTGAAAGAGACTGGCCGGGTTGGAGTCTATTCATAAACGAGGCGACTGTCTCAGTCATCCCCGCTTCAGGAGTGAAGGTCATGTAAACCATCCCCCTCCTATCTAGGGTTCTGGTTACTGCCTGACTGTATAATTCTCTGCTAGGTTCCTCGTCTAGCCAGATACAATCGACAGACCTTCCCTGCCACTTCTCAACGCCCATCTCGTAGGCTTTGAAGAATAAAGAAGAGTTCCCGCCACTAACGTGCCTGATCAGGGCGACCGACTTGGCATTTGGTACTCCAGGCTTCCTCTCGGTTTTTGTTATGAGTTTTCTGGGGATAGCGCCTGAACCAAAGGCTTCTGGGTCATCGGGGGAACCCAATAATTCTGCTTGTACAATGTCTCTTGTCGTTTCATTTGAGATTCCGCCAACCCACCCTGTTATGGGCTGCGTGAATCTTCTTCCTCCCCACCACTTTGGGTACAACCCGGTCAGGTGGTAGGCCATCTCAGCGGCACCACAGTAGGACTTACCTATGCGATTAGCCGCCATGAGAAGCCTCTGGTTGGCCTCTGAGCCCGTTTCATGGAAACCCTTTTGGTAGGGGTAAGGGTCGTAGAAGTCTAGCTTGTTGAACCTCTCACGCTGCCTCAGTTCCCTAGCGATTTCTACCGCTTTTTCTAGCTCTGCTCGCATGAATAGCTCTCATTTGCTTCTCTGCACCCGCTCTTGATGAGTAACATTTACCAGATTTTCCCCATTTCCAACCCTGTTTGCCGCTCTTTAGTTTGCACTTTTGTATTGGCATATTAGTCCCAAATATTTCTAAGTTTCTTTTTCCACCAATCAGCAGACTCACCCCATCTTTCTTCGAATGTTTGCCCTGTAGTATCTAACAAACTTTTATTGTAATCTTCCTTAAATTTTCGCGGGTCAATCCCCGTTGCCACCTCTACTCCGTATTCTACTCCCTTCCCGAGTGGGTCTGCGCGTATCTCCCCCCAGGGGGCTAAACCCGCCGCAAAACCCAAACCTAACCCATAAGGCAGAATGCCTAAATTTCTTGCCTTTAACCACTTCATTTGCGCTTGTTCCATTCTAGCCGCATCTGCCTCTGTAAATGTATGATGCTTTCGAGTATTTTTAGCTCGGTCTAAAAGGCGAGTATTTAGAAAATTTGTTAATCCCACAAACCAGGGAATTCCTCCCGTAGCTCTAACGCCACCACCTAACCTCCTTCCATCAATAACTCTTGGGTATCCACCCGGACCAATATGATCTACAGCTTGTAATGTCTTTGTTCCTCCGGCGGCCAAATAATTACGCCACGCCTGAATATAGCGATTTTTAATTTTAGCGTCTTCTTCGGGGCCACTTGTAACCCATCTATCCCCGACCTGTCTTTTAGTTCCGTCAGGCAATGTTTCATATACCTTAGACTCTACTCTAGCCCTATAGTAATTATCGCCCCCCTTATCCTTAGCCATTGTCTCAAGCTCTTCCGCGCTTAATTTACTTATAGCCTCCCAATCCATACCCGTCTTAGAACTGCCGCTTATTCGACGAGCCTTACGCGCCTCCATGTCTCTAAGTTTTTTTTCTTTGTTTACTTTTACAATATGCTTCTGTACGCTTGAGGCTGTCCCGGCCTTTACAGCCGCTTCTGCCGCAACTCGTTCCGCCCTTAGTCTGGCATTTCTTTGTTTTTGTGTTTCACCTACCCTTGCCGCCCAAGGTGCCGGTATAAAGCGTTTACCATTCTTACGATGAGCTTCTATAGTGTTTATGGTTTTTTTACCAAAACTAGTACCAAACCTTCTCTCTAATATTCTTTGAATCCCTGCAATCGATACGACCTTCCTTGGATTAGTTTTCCTAAACTTTTCATTATTTCTTTGTATTCTTCTAACTTCTTTTGCTTTTTGTCTCTGTACATCGTGGGTGGTTGGTGTCTGTCTTCTCCTAACAACCTCCTTTCTTTTTATACCTTTGATTTTATCTCTTACAAAATTAACACTTAGGTCTAAATTATCGGCAATTTGCTGTGTAGTATAGGTAGTGGTTCTGGCAAGTCTTCGAGCCTCCTTAGCCTTCTCTGCATGAAATTCGGCTGATCTTCCCGTCCTTCTATTGCCTCTAGACTGATAAGACCTCTGTGATTCTTTTAAGGATTCAGGTCTTGCCCTAGTTATCCTCTTTCTTTTTGGTTGAGCCACATCAGTTTACCAGTTCGGGGATTTCCATAGCTCTAGTT